TGAGGATAAAGATGTTCTGTATGGGACACAAGCTATATTCTCAGAGGGTATTTCTCTAAATATCCTTAGCTGTTTAATCCTTGCCACACCAGTAAATAATGAGCCGTTACTTACACAGCTCATCGGAAGAATAATTAGAGATTATGAAGGTAAACAACAACCTGTAGTAGTAGATATAAACTTAATTGGAAAAACCGCAAAGAGACAAGCGGGTTTACGAGTGGGGTACTATATGAAACAAGGATATGAAATATCAACCCTGTAAGCACCTCCGAAAAATACTACTTGACACGAGTTTCAAAATTTGTTATAATATATGATAAAATATAATTGGAAAAAGATATTTCAAGAGACTGGCGGAGACTCCGCTAGCGTATTGACAATTATTCATCTTCTTACTTACAAAAGAATACCTCGGAGTAGAAAAGATAAAACCTACAAATACTTTGGAAAAAGTTTTGTTGGAGATAGTTTTCTCTTAAATCCGAGACAACTCTTAGTAGAAAGAAAAAATTATAGTAACAAAGAGGCAGCAGAGTATGTTGCCGTTGCTTCATTCCGAAATTATTTTAATTATAGACAGACAGGCGAGACAACACTAGAGTTGATACATCTCCCTGTGGACACAGAAATAGTAAATCGCAACAGATTGCTTTGTATAGAAGATGGTCTAGTACACTTTCTATATGAAGATAACGCTAATTGGAGAAAATAATGGCACTAAAGTTTAATGAAACTAAGGGCGGAGCCCAAAAAGATAAGATAGATCAATATCAATACACAGAAGGAGATAATATTTTCCGTCTGGTAGGTGATATACTTCCCAGATATGTATACTGGATTAAAGGTGAGAACAATAAGAATATTCCTATGGAATGTCTTGCTTTTGATAGAAATACAGAAACATTTAATAATATAGAAAAAGACTACGTAAGAGAGTTTTTTCCTGATCTTAAATGTGGGTGGGCATATGCAATTCAATGTATAGACCCTTCAGATGGCAATGTTAAAGTTGTTAATCTAAAAAAGAAACTCATGGAACAAATTATGGTTGCTGCGGAAGACCTCGGCGATCCTACTGACCCAGAAACAGGTTGGGATGTTCACTTCCAAAGAGTTAAAACTGGACCTATGGCTTTCAATGTAGAGTATAGGCTTCAAGCACTTAAATGTAAACCAAGAGCATTAAACGAAACTGAAACAGCTACAATTGCTGACCTTCGTTCTATGGATGATGTTCTAGCTAGACCAACCCCAGATGCTCAATTAGAGCTTCTACAAAGAGTAACTCAACCAGCCGACGGTGCTGATGCACCTGCAGACGTTGATTCTGAGTTCAACATATCTTAGGGGGTTGTCATGATGACAGTTGGAGATCAATTTCCAGACTCATTTGTATTAAATGGGGTGGATAGATATAACAATATGGTTAAGTTTACTGACAACGATCTTTTCGGAGATTGGTCAGTAATATACTTTTACCCAAAAGACTTTACTTTCATATGCCCTACAGAGATAGCAGCATTTGATGGTTTAGTAGGTCACTGCAATGTGATAGGAATCAGCGGCGATAACGAGTTTTGCAAGTTAGCTTGGAAAACAAGTGTAGGTATGATCAGAACTATTAAACATACCCTTGTAGCTGATTGTGGACTAGGACTTTCCGAAGAACTAGGAGTGGTCAATAGAGAAGAAGGAGTGTGCTATAGAGCCACTTATATTCTAGATGAAGAGGCCACTATTCAACATGTATCAATAAATGCATTGGATACAGGAAGAAATGCAGACGAAATTTTAAGGACGCTACAAGCACTTAAGGCTGGTGGATTAACTGGCTGTTCTTGGCAACCTGGAGAAGACTTCGTAGCATGATTCTATTTACAGCAGATTGGCATATCAAATTAGGACAAAAGAATGTTCCACTACCATGGGCATGTAGTCGCTATGATTTATTTTTTGAAGCAATTCATAACTTAGAGGAATTAGTAGACATACATATTATTGGTGGAGACTTATTCGATAGAGTACCTTCAATGGACGAACTGACACTATACTTTGATTTTATTAAAGATATTCAGATTCCTACTATCATTTATGATGGTAACCACGAAGCTACTAAAAAGAATAAAACCTTCTTTAGTAACCTAAAGAGAGCCACATCTGATGTAAACCCTCTTGTTGAGATTATAGATCAAACTAAAGAGTATGAATGGGGAACTATTCTACCTTATGCAGATTTGCATAAGAAAGGCTCTATAGAGAAGTGTAATTCCAACAAGCCTTTATATACTCATGTAAGGGGTGAAATACCCCCTCATGTGACTCCTGAGGTTGACTTAGATAGATTTAATAATTTCCCTATAGTGTACGCAGGTGACCTACATAGTCATACAAATACACAAAGAAACATTATCTATCCAGGCTCTCCTATGACTACTTCTTTTCACAGAGAGGTAGTTAAAACAGGATATCTTTTAATTGATGAAGATGATAATACATGGAACTGGTATGAGTTTGATCTTCCGCAGCTTCTTCGTAAGACTGTAGACGATCCAAACGATATGATAGCTTCAGATTTTCATCACACCATTTATGAGATTGAAGGAGACGTAGCAGATTTAGCAAATGTTAAAAACTCTGAACTTCTAGATAAGAAAGTAGTAAAACGAAGTTCAGAGGCTACTCTTAATCTTAAGGATTTAAGTATAGAAGAAGAATTAGTAGAGTACATGAGTGCTATACTTAATTTAAATGACGATAAAATAAAACAAATTATGGGGGTGTTTAATGATTACTCTAAAAACGCTACGGTGGGATAACTGTTTTAGTTATGGCAAAGATAATATTCTTGAGCTTAATGACAGTAATCTTACTCAACTCGTAGGAACAAATGGACAAGGTAAGTCTAGTATTCCGTTAATACTTGAAGAAGTATTATTTAATAAAAATTCCAAAGGTATTAAAAAGCAAGAAATACAAAACAGGTTTGTAAACCAAGGTTATAGTATAAATCTTACTTTTAAAGTAGATGAAAATGAATATGAGATTGATGTCAATAGAAAAGCTAGTATTAAATGTAAATTGTTTAAGAATGGCGAGGACATTTCTTCTCACACAGCTACTAACACATACAAGACAGTCCAAGACTTACTTGGGCTCGATTTTAAGACATTCACACAACTCGTATATCAAAACACTAATACATCATTACAGTTTCTAACTGCGACAGATACAAATAGAAAAAAGTTTCTCATTGATCTTTTAAAGTTAGAGGAGTATGTAGAGTTCTTTGAAATATTTAAGAATGCAGCAAGAGAGATTTCATTTGAAGTAAATAGCCTTAACAGTAAGACTGATACAATAGTGAAATGGTTGGATGAAAACAAATTAGAGACTACTGACATACTTGCTATATCAAACCTACCAAAATATTCGCAAAAAGATGAAGAAGAATTACAGCGTCTACGAAACGATTTTGAAAAAATCTCTGAGAAAAACAAAAAAATTATAGACAATAATTTTATAAAAGAACAACTAGAGGAGTTAGAATCTTCAGGTCTTTTAGCACCTGTAGGTGAGGAGATATCCTTGACCGCCATGCTGCAGAAACAGGGAACATATCGTTCCAAAGTGTCTGAAGCTCAAGCGCATTTGGATAAACTCTCGGAACTTGAAGGGCTGTGTCCCACCTGCGAGCAAGATATAGAACAGGAAAAACATACGGAACTTACGCAAATTTATGATATACTTATAACAACTGGAACACACCAAGAAGAAGTTATAGAGGAAAAAATTGCGGAGGCAAAAGAACACAATAGAAAAGTAGTCGCTCAACAAAAACAGCAAAGATTATATGAAGGATATATACGCGATTTGGACGGCAGTCTTCCTTCTACAATTTTAGACGGAGACGAAATATCTTCCCTAATTGACGAAATTTCCTTCAGGATTAATGAGACTCGAGAAGAAATAGAAAGAATAAGTGCGAGTAATTTAGTGGCGGAACGCCATAATACTCGTATTGATATAATTCAAGAACAAACGGAGAACTTCGAGAAAGAACTTGAAGGAATTGTCGAGGCTTTGGGTAAAGTTGAGGAACGATCTACTCACTTAGAAATACTCAAAAAAGCATTTAGTACTAACGGACTACTTGCGTATAAGATTGAAAATCTAGTAAAAGATTTAGAACAATTAACAAATGAATACTTAGCTGAACTATCTGATGGTAGATTCAGTTTAGAGTTTGTTGTTACAAATGACAAACTTAATGTAGAGATAACTGATAATGCAAAGATAGTTGATATACTAGCATTATCTTCTGGAGAACTCGCAAGAGTTAATACCGCAACGTTACTAGCAATACGAAAATTAATGAGTAGTATTTCTAGTTCAAGAATTAATACACTCTTTCTTGATGAAATAATAAGTGTGCTTGATGATGAAGGAAAGGAAAAGTTAGTAGAAATACTACTTGAAGAAGATCTAAATACATATTTAGTATCTCATGGCTGGACTCACCCATTGGTCGCAAAAATTGAAGTAATCAAAGAAGAAAATATTAGTCATTTAGAATGATGATATGTATAAAGAAGGAGATACCTTTTGGTATCATGAGTGTCCACATACGGACAAAACAGCGTACCTGCCTGTAGGAGAAAAATGTCCTGACTGTGCGTTAGAGGCAATGGAAAATATAGAGCGGGCAATAATACAACAACAAAGATATTTAAACGAAATAGAAGGAACAGAATAGTTGGTAAATTCGAGACAGAAAGGGAGTAAAGCAGAACTTCAAGTAGCTGCTATGCTTAAAACATATACAGGACTTGAATTTATAGGAACACCAGGAAGTGGTAGTGGTAAAATTAAGGGAGATTTGTATGTTCTTGAAAAACATAACATATTTCTTATTGAAGTAAAGCACTATCGAGACATGGCGTTTAACCAAAAAATCTTTACACAAAAGAATAATAATTTTGTAAGGTGGTGGACAAAGGCAATTTCACAGGCAAAGGAAATGAAACAAGAGCCTCTACTAGTTATGAAACAGAATTACTCGCAATGGTATATTGCGACTACAAGAAAGCCTGTGAAAACAAAACGATACATGTACATAAACTGGCTCGGTGCATATATCGTATTAGCAGACAAGTGGCTAGATAACGAAAAAGTGGAATTTACAAATGGCGATAAACTTCTCAAACCTTGGGAACCAGATCCAGAATGGGAACTTACTGATAGTT